GGAGGTTGATATGGGCGAAGAACGGATGTTGAAATGGTTTGCGTACTAACACTTACCGGCTCATCTACAGGAAGTGTCAAAACCCTTTGGGGAACTGGCGGCACTTCTAGCAGAATCTATCGAGCCGGGACCTGAGCGGACAGTTGCCTTCCGTAAACTTCTTGAGGCGAAAGACGCCGCTGTTCGAGCTAAGCTAACGCCGGGAGGCTGAACGTGATCACAGTCGACGACATGATGTCCCATATGTCAGTAGCGATTAACCAACCTCTCTCCGGCTGGCTGGAGGGAAAGGTTCGTAACGCGGTACTGTCAGCGTGGGCTCGCCTGATGACGCTGCATGAGTGGGCGTACTTCCATCGAATGGGTACGCTTCTCACGTACGCGGGTCAGACCACAGGCACCGTCGACTTCAGTGTCTCTACCCGGCTTGTAACACTGACTGGTGCGACGTGGCCGTCAAACGCCACGTCTCGCCACATCAGGTTGAACAACAACTGGTACCCGATCTACAAGAGAACCAGCAGTACAGTCATCGAGTTGTACGATGGCAAACACCCGATCGAGGATCTCGACGATGAGTCCTACCTGATTCAACAGGTAGTGTACCCGCTCCCGCAGGACGTGGGAGATGTACTGCAGGTAATCGAGGGCATCCAGAACATACAGATGATGAGGCTGAACCTTGTCGAAGCATTCCAGATTCAGGAAGGCTTTGCCTGGTCACCAGTCCTACCAACCAGCTACGCCTTGATTGGCGATTCGAATAACCCCCAGCGTTGGGCCATGTGGATACCAACGGAGCAAACGCAGGACGCGGTTCTGCAATACATGTACAAGGCACGGAGACCCAACGATGTCCTTACAAGAGAAAGTCGCGGAACAGTTACGGTTGCTTCTGGAGTGGCGACGTTTTCTGAAGAGGTGGTTACGTCCCTGTGGTCCGGGGCCAACGTCCTGCTGAGGATTGCCAACAACGACACCGACACACCGACCGGTACGTGGGGTGACACTCAGGCTGGTGACATCAGGTACAACCGAGACTGCACAGAGGTCAGAGTCGTTGAACGTCTCACTTCTAGTACATGCCGGATTTCCAATACAACTTTGGCTGTCACTGATGTAGCATACACCGCGTCCAGTCTCATCGACACTGCCGATGCGACGATGGAGATTCTTGTTGCACGACTAGCGGAGGATGAGTACGGTGCGAGACCTGTTGGCAACCATAATGAAATGCTTACGTCGAAGTCTAGGCTGGCAGCAGCCTTCCTTGAAGCCAAGTCCGCTGATTCTCGACGAGTCCGATCCAAGACACAAATCGCTCAATGGTACGGACTACGGCTACAAGACATTGGACATGCCCCCGCAAACGTCTGAGCTTGAGTGGATCACAACGGCCGACTTGGCTATCGAGATCCTGCGACGGTGTGACGTTGGGGTAATAACGATCGGGAAGCAGAAGACTGACAAGAGCTACACGATTGAAGTGTTTACCAAGGGTGGCTTCATCCACAAGATGATTGTACTCCGGCAGACCCAAGAGTTTCTGGTTGACGTGGAGGTCGATGAGTAATGGCAGCACCAGAGTGGAACATCTTAAACCGTACGAAGCTCATCCTGAAGGACATGGCTGCAACCAAACAGTTCGTGGCCAGCCAGGGTGAAGTCGTACGGTCCGTTCCGCCTGAGGCTGTGCGAGTCTGGAAAGCAGTTGAACAGGGTCGTGGGGCGAACGGTATCGAACACATCGCTCTCCCCGCGATCCGCGTCACCTCACTTCCAGTTGAGTCCACAATCGGGGCAGGTCTGAACTGTGCGGACGATGAAGTTGTACGCATCGCCATACAGATTCTGGACATGTCGAACTACGATTCGTCGGGTCCACTCCAGACCTACATGGACTGGATGGACCTGATCCGAACCGAGGTTCTTGCAATACCCAATCCGTTCTTGCAGGATGCCGATGTTGAAGTGTATGATCCCTACGTCGTACACATAGTGAAGCGGTTGTCTGCGGAAGCCCAGAGTCTGATCAGGCATGAGCAACAGGTTGCTTTGTTTACATTCCAAGTTATGGTAAGGCACCACCGATGACAATGTCTGTTCCAGTCAACGCCCGTATGATGGTTAACGGGAAGAAGTTCTGCTTTGCCAAGTTCCTGAACCAGTCTTCAGTTGAACGGGTGCAGAACCCTGACGCCAACTGCGGCAACCGAGATCCGTTGATCAATCGGACCGCAACCGGCCGACGTAAGTTCGCGTTCACCACGTACCACGATATCACGTACCCGATCCTGCAGGAGCTGTTGCCCTTGGCCGGACTGACCAACGTGACAGGTACATACACCGCGAACCAGTCAGCCTTGACCCCCATTGATATCGACGTTGACGCTGTAGGAGCCATCCACAGCTTCAGCGATTGCCGGGTCAACCGATTCATCCTCCGGGGTCAGACAGGCACGCTGCCGGTCTCTCTGGAGATCCAGTGGATTGCTGAAGACGAGACCGAAGGATCGCCAACGTGGGTTGATGGGACTGTCGACAATATCTTTGCGTTCCCTGGGGCGACATACTCGATCAATCAGACCCGAGTCGACTTCGACCGGTTCGCCTTTGTCATCGACAACAAGCTGATCCCATCGTGGAACTCCAGCGTTACGTTGACCGACGTAGGCAACGGTCCTCGCCAGACGCTGCTTGCCACAAGTATCCCATACATCGCCGGTACAAAGGACTTGTACTGGGACCATCGGGACTCAGTCGCTGCCGGGAACGACCACGCATTGGTCCTTACCAACGGCACCGATACTGTCACGATCAACTTCCCCAACGCGGTGTTCATCCCAGAAGGCGTATCAATCGAAGGCTCACTCGAAGAGATTCGGTTGCCTATGACTTGGGAAGCACATCGCACAGCCAGCGTAGCAGCCTTTAACTTGGTACTGACCAACGCATGATCCCAGCATACCTCGACGATGGTTTCACTCAGGAAGCAGCACCGGGCGTCTACTGCCGCCCGATGTTGTGGCAGGAGAAGAAGGAGTGGAAAGAGCTGGCCATCATTGACCCAGATGGGGCTTGGTACCGTGTACGGGTTTCCTACGTTTGGGGTGATGACGAACAGATTGAGTACCACAAGGCAGACGTGCTGAATATCGTTCTCGGCTACACGTCGAAGGACGAGTCACGAGACTTTCAAGACCTCAGTGATAGTATCCAGCTCCACGCGACGAACCCCGGCCTGAGCGTAATGTCCTGCAAGACATGCAAGACATACTGCGTGAATCACGACGACGGATCTCTGTATATCGGACCGAGCGGTGAGCCAACAAGACTACCGGTCGGTACCAAGGTTCCATGCGAGACCCGTCAAGGTTGTCTCAAAGGGCATTGGTCGGAGCCCAACGGCCTGTCGAATGAACGATGGTTGAAGACTTGGCGGCACTACTGGAGGCACCGATACGAATGTCCGTTACAGGACGAGCTGTGGCACCGCAACAGAATGCTGATTGAATGGACGGTACTGTATGGACGAGATAAGCGATTTGATCCGTTTGTTGGCAGAAGCTCCGATGGAGGAGCCGCCGATGTCTCGACCGAAGGATCTGCTGGACCGGATAGCCTTGGAGCGGGTTGTATCTGAGGGGGTACAGCCAGTAGGCAAAGCAGTCCCGGACGCCAAGCCGTCAGACAAGATCCCGGCGATGGGTGTCTCAGCGGTACCGACACAACAGCAGACACAGATCGGGGCCACAGCAAACCCGAAGACTGGCATCCCCGAAGTACCAGTTCAGGTCAGTGTATCCCAGTTGGAGAAGATCCCCGGCCGACCAGCGGTACCGAGCAAGACCGAGGTTGTGGCTGGCCGAACAGTAAACCCCAGGCCACAGCAGCCGATGAAAGTTGGTGAAGCAAGAGTCTTCTCTCCGGAGACGATGGCAGGGCTGGTTGCCACGCCAAAGATCCTTGATACAATCGCTGGTCTACCGGCTGCGATGAAAGAGAAACAATCCTTCACAGGTCAAGCCCAGGTTACGCCGAGAGCACAGGTAACTGTCACGGTCCCGCCGAACTTTCCGCTTAACCCCAAAGACATCTTCACAGTGGTAGACGACCTGATACAATTACCCCCCAGACAGGATGTGTCCGGTGCCCGAGACTTGCGGGTACCGGTATCAACGGGTAACCTTGAGTCGACAGAATCCTTCGTCGCAAGGTCTTTCATGGCGAACGAAGGTAACACGTCAGACCTTGATAGGTGGCACTTATGATCTTCAAGTACGGCGACTATTCACATGATGTAGACGAGGTGATGGTACGCACCTCGGTACAGTGGATCGTTGACAAGTTCAACCGCCGTATGGGAGACATCATAGAGTACACGATCGTAGGCGTTAAGCAGGTCGCTGACGATGCTGACCCCGAGATCACCAAGCAGAACCTGACTGACGCACTGTACGACTTGACCGAGGCGTACAACATTGACTACCAAGACTTCGGCATGTACCAGGACGACGGCGTTACGCCAACGCGACACGTTGTCTTCAACGAAGAAACATTCGGTGGTGTCAAGGTTGTCGTACCCCCGTCGTTCATCAACGGGCCTTGGGGTGGCCGCGTCGAGTACACGAACTCCCGAACATTCTTCCTCGTCATCCGAGCTGAGATCCGCGTCGGTGACGGCTTGTACTCACTGAAGCAAAAGCTGACGGTCAAAGGTACTGGCGGTCCCAAGTGGCGGTACTCGCCAAAGATCACCGGCTCGCCTGACGCACAGACTCTACAGACAGCAACATCGTTCTGGTACATCCAGGAGGGTGAAGCTGTTGGCCGGTCAGAGTTCCCAGTACCAGCCGACGTGTTGTTCCCATCCATCGAGCACGGTGAGATGCGAGTGGTTGAGTACACTGACGCACAAGACATTGTTGTCGGTGGAGCCGAGATGTATGGGTCAGCTTGGCAGTACGCAATGGAAGCAACCACTTCGGCCGGATTTTCTGCCTTCGTTGTTCCTACGGTGGAGGCACTCGAATGAGCTGGTCCTTCACGGGTGTAACAGATCCTGTCGAAGTGGAAATGACCCAGACACTTGGGTTCTCTCCAGACGTTGCACTGCTCCGGTTCAACCCTCAGGCCACGGCTATCCCCACATCTGGTACACTATCGTTCATCTGGGGTGCGACCACCGTAACGCTGCCTAACTGCGTTGTTGACCTCGCTTCGATGCGAGCAACAGACGACGGGTTCTACACGCTGCTCAAGGTTCTTGACAGGCGTGAGCGGTGGACTCGTGCCGCTCCGATCTCTGGCGAGTACAATACCCTGCGAGCTGGGTCGAAGGCTCGTGTAAAGACACTCAGACAACTCGGCACGATACTGATGACTGCTCTCGGAGAAGCATCAGCCGACGTGTCTGCACTGCCGACAAACATCTACCCCCCAGTCTCGTGGCGATGCGATGACGTGGTCGAGGTAGCGGAAGCACTCTTCACCGAGTATGGATACTCGGTCGCCCTTGGTTTTGGCTCTGAGACTGTCACCGTGGTGAAGCTCGGCACCGGGGCGACCCTTTCTTTAACGGATGCGTTCGCTGGGTCAGACACGATAGACCCGAAGCTGGTCCCTCGGTACTTCCGAAACTGCTTCGAGGATTCTGTCGCCCAGGTACGGCTCAAGATGGAAGCCGTTGGACGTGATACCGATGGTACGTGGAAACTGATTGATAGCCTCTCTACCAAGCCAGTAGCTGGCTGGGAACGTGTCGCCCCGTACAGCCTCAACGAAGCTACCGATCCGTTGACCGACGACCAGAAGATAGAGCAGCAGGCTTACGTCCGGTCAGCTTATCGGGTCATGGGTTTTGCTGATGGGACGTGGGCGGTACCAGACGGGTCCGAGACTCTGACATCGCTCGACCAGATACTACCAATCGACGGCAGACTGTTGAGCACCGAAGACTTCCGGCCTGACGATACGTACGAGAACATCCGAGTCTACGGTAAGTACTTCCAGTTCCCAAACGAAAAAGCCCAACCCTTCGAGGGAGGTAACTCTGCTGTCGGTGACCGAGTCATGGGACGTCGGTACCGGTTCGACGGGGAAAACGGAATGCTGCTGTTCGAGGAGCCTATCTACTGGATGTACGGCTCCGACATCAAAGCCGCTGAGCTGTACGTCGAGGCGACGATCCGTATCCGGAACTCTACGACTGGAGCGTGGCGACACTACGAGTATGATGTTGAGGCTGAGCCTACCGGTGTCGGGTACTACACGATCCGGCATGAAGATAGAGCCGA